AAACAGTAAAAGCTTTTGCTTCTGGAAAAAATGCACTTGGGTTTATTCCTTTTTTATGGTTTTACAATATCAAATCGAATAAACAAGGTATAGGGGAAAGTGATTTAACCGAAATTGCCAGGATTGATATATCTTTGGTTAAGAATGCGTCCCAGATTGAAGAAGTGATTAATTTTGCAGCCTTCCCAATGATGTTAAAGCCTAAGAGGGATGTGGATCCGAAAAAGGCAAGTACCCAACAAGATGATGAAATCTCAGTCCAGTCAGTAATTGAGTTTGACCCGGAATATCCGGAATCAAAACCAGAGTGGCTTACCACCGAAGTAGAAGCTGCTATCAACAGTATTCTCAAAACAATGGAATACAAGGTTGCTGAGATCTATAGAGCAGCAAACATTGGTGGACTTGCCGGCACGAAGGTATCTACTCAGGCAAAAAGTGGAGTGGCATTAAAAGCTGAATTTCAAATCTTAAACTCTATTTTAGTATCAAAAGCAATGAGTTTAGAAAAAGCTGAAAACAAAGTATTAGAATTTTGGCTTAAATGGCAAGATGAGTGGGATAAATACAAAGGTGAAGTTCACTTTGGCAGATCGAAATCATTTAATGTTGAGGATGTTGCAGCAGATCTCGAAAATGCTTTGACCTCCAAAACAATAGTGATGTCCAAAACCTTTGATTCTTTATTACAAAAACAGACTGCAAAGCAGGTGTTGCCAAGTATGTCTGAAGAAGATCAGACCGCCATTGAAGATGAAATTGATGCTGCTGTTGAGAAGATGCCGGAACCAGGGGAAATCCCTACTGCTGAAATTGATAACGCCGATGCTGGTACAAAGGATATTATCGAGGAAGGAATGAAGCCGGGTGGAGAAGAGGAAGATTAAAGTCTTCTATGCAAAATAACGCAAAACAGCAAAGAAGACGTTGATGAAAAACGAAATTGATGTAGAAGAAGATTAAACAAAACCTCAATTAAGGAGGCGCAGGAATGGCTTCGAAGAAACAAATAATTGGTGCTGCAAAAGGAACTGATGCTTGGTTAAAGGCCAAACAAAAACTCCACATTACCATGATCCAGAACTCTACTAAAAAGCTGCAAAAGAATATACTTGATTCTCTTAATGTTTTAAGTATGTCCCCTACTGGCAAGATAGATGGCATAAAAGTTAATCTTGGAACTGCTCAGAAGCTGCAAAAGACTATTCAAGAGTTGTTTTATAAGGATTTTAATAGCCATACCAAAAAGATTATTAAAGATTTCCAAACAGCACAGGCTCAAATAACTCAGAATTTTAAAATGATTGGAGAAGCAGCCAAGTTTACCGATGTTGACCAAACTATGATGTCCGTTTTACGTGATGGGTATTACCAGGATTATGTTGCATTAGGTGATACCTATAAAAACAAAGTGGTGCAATCAGTCTATGATAATGTAATTGGAAATGGTCAATTTAGTGATCTTGTAAATGAGATTAACGGGGCTTTGGTAGGAACTGCAGCCAAAGGGGTGACCGGGGCAGCTTTATCTCAATATGCTAATCTTTATGCCCGTGATATGATCATGAATTTCCATAATGAGGTTACCCTGAAGAAAGCTGATGAACTGGGGATGGATACCTTTATATATACTGGTACCATTATGGGCAAGACTCGTCCTTTTTGTAGAAAAAGAGTTGGCAACCCATATACTAAAAAGAAAATCAATTCCTGGAAATTTAAATGGAAAGGGAAAAGTGGCCCGGCCATGACCAATCGAGGTGGATATAATTGCCGGCACCATTGGCAACCAGTAAGAAAGGAATGGCTTGATGACAAAGAAATGAGTATGCTTGATCAAACAAGCATTCTGGATAAAGACGGAATGCCAATTCCACCCAAACTAAAGCCAAAGCCAAAACCCAAAGCCAAACCGTTGAAACCAAAACCAATCAAGGCAGAACCCAAACCAAAAACAGGTCAAGATTGGCAGGGAGATATGTGGCCCCCTCAAGCTTCTAAATGGAATGCTGGTAGCTTAGATAAGAAAACATATTATGTCCCGATGCAAACAGGTGCTATTGATGGTATAGGTCCCAAAGTGGGGATGCCCACTTATTCTTCCAAATATGGTGTTGGTGTTAATTTATATGATAAAAAAGCTGCTAATGCCCTTGGTTTAAAAGGGACGCCATCTACCAAATTAGTAAAACTAAAAACTAATATTAAAAAGCCTTTAATAATAAAAGATCAAAAACATTGGAAGCAATTGGAATCTGATATGAAAAAGGTTGGCTATGACCCGCTAAAATCAGCTGAAAAAGCCGCTTACTTTAAAAAGGTGGGGTATGATGCCATTGATGTAAGTAAGATCTCTACACAGCAGAAATTGATCGTTTTAGATACTAAAGATGTTACCATGCTTAAAGGATCGGTTTTAGATATTAAGAAACCAAAAGTAACCATAAAACCAATTCCAAAAGTACTCCCAAAACCAGAACCGATTATAAAACCCACCAAACCAAAAGGTATCGTGGTAGATAGTCCGGCAATGTATGAGGGAAATGCTTCTATATGGGCAAAACAAGGAACCGATTCAAAAGTTTATTATTATAGTAATAAATTAAGTTCAATGGATAAAATAAACACTGAAGGGTTGTTAACAAGAGTTAAGAAAATAAATGGTATTACTTATGGAGAAGGGGTCTTTTTATCTAATAAAAAGGTCGCTGATCAAATTGCTAAGAATATTGGTTCTGGTGGAACGGTTGTTAAGGCGCATATTAAAGTTAATAAGATTAAGAAAATAAAAAACTTTCAGGAATGGGAAAAGATTCAAAAAGCAGCAGCTAAAAAGGGATTACCTTTTACTGTTGGGAAACCGGAAAATATTGCTAAATATTTTAAAAAGTATGATGCAATTGATATTTCGAAATTATATCCAAAGAAAGGTGGGTTATTAGTTTTTGATAAAAAGAAAACCACTTTTGTTAAGGGATCAATTAGTAAACCAAAGGTGATTAAAAAACCTGCAACCGCTGCCGAAGTTAAAGCAGTTACTACTCAAACTAAAGTTTTAGCCGAATTAGAAAAATTAAAGAAAAATGATTATACGGGGGGTAAACTTGACGCAACTGCCAAACTATTTAAAAACAAGGTTGATGGTCATTTGTATATGCAGAAAAAGAGGATGTACTCTGATTGGTTTAAGTATATGGTTAAAGAGGACTTTGCAATTCCAAGTCTTTCAAGTGGTGTTTTACAAAATACTAAAGTGCTGTTAAAGCATTTTAAAGAAGATATGCCAAACGTTTATTCAATGATGTCCTCCTGGCAAGCAAGTACTAATAATTATAGACCAATGGCTTACCGGTTAAAGTACACTATGATGGAAAAGAAAGCTGATGCAAACAAGCTTATATGGAAGAGTTCCTTAGTTAAAAAGGATGTTTTAGCAAATGTTGATAAGTATATCACAAGTAATGATTACATCACAGTAAGGGCTATTAACCAAGCGTATATGGAGGTGAAAGGAATTAAGTCAAGTACCCTTTTCCGAGGGACTGATGGACGAACCGGTAAAAAGATTCTTGGTAATATCAAAACTACTGGGAAGGTCAAACGAAACAGTATTCCAATTGAAGATAGACAATTAGCAGGGTATTCCTCCAGTAAAAAAATTGGTGGTAATTTTGGAGCAGATAGTAGTGGAATCACAATGCGGCAAACTTTTAAAACAGAAGAGGTGTTAATTCATCCTGATTTATTAAAAGGGGTTACTGATTCTTATCGAACCGAAATGGAGTATATTGTCAGGAGCCAAAAAAGGAATGTGAAAGTGAAAGATTTATGGTGGGATACTAAACAATTTGGGGAAGAAATGTAACGGGGGGTTAAATATGAAAAAGGTTAAAGCAATGAGAAAGGTAAATGGGGAAACTGTTTATAATTTTAATTCTGATGCTGCTAATTCAGATCCTATTCGAACTGCAAGATTAATGGACGCGGTTAATAAAGGAGATCAAGTAGCAATTGATCAGTTAAAAGAGTTAGAATTAACACCCATGTATTGGGATGGAGAAAAGTAATAAAATTAGGTACCAACAGAAACGTTACCACATTAAATGAGGCTTAAATTCTTACGTTACCTAATAAAAGGAGGTTGAGCAATGCAATATTATATTCCAAGTCCAAAAATATTTAAACCCCAAGAGATTTTCCCACCACATATCATTGACAAGTATACCAATAAATCAGGTGATATTTATCAAGCTATTTGGAGATTAATGGATAGCCGGACTCTTTGGACTGCAGTTAAATTGCGGGAGCTATTCGGCACCATGATTATTAACGATTATCTATGGGGTGGGCATAATTTAAATAGGGGTTTTCGTGATCCTATCACCTTAATTGATAAAAATCATTTTATCCAAACCGGTGAAATAATTGCAGAATGGTCCTCATTTACATCACAGCATTGCTTTGGTAGGGCACTGGATAGTTCGTTTAAAAAAGTATTGGCTGAGAATGTAAGAGTATATATAATACAAAATAAAGGAAGAGATGAGTTTAAATACATAACTGCAATTGAAAAGGAGGTATCATGGCTACATTTTGATGTCAGAAATTTCAAAAATGGTCACGAAAGATTTTTTATTTTTTAGTAAATTTTTTAGCACTTAAATGGGCGGGTAATCTTGAATTAAGAAAAGCCCCCTAAAACAGTTCCGAATGGACAAGGAGATACAAAATGCCATTAGTAATGAAGCTTGACGAAAAAACAAAAGCCCCTGTGATCACAGAAGATCATAAGATTATTTATTATGATGATCAGGACCCGGAAAAGAAAGATTTACCGTTGGATCCAGCAGGGATGTATGCCAAAATTGGTGATCTTGGAAAACAGAACAAAGTTGACCGAGATAAGTACCGAGTTCTCCGTGATACCTTTAAAATTTTTGATGGTATCGAGGAAATTTCCGAATGGAAAGAAAATGCTGATAAAGCATTGGTCACTGTGGAAAATTTTAACGATAAAGATTGGATGAAAGCGGATAAGGTTGATAAATTAAAAGCTGATATGAAAGAATCCTATGATACCAAACTTGCTGCCAAAGATACCATTTTAACTGATACTTTGAAAGGTCATGTGGGTGTCCTGGCATTAAAGGATGGCCATATCAGGAAGTTAATGGTCAGCAATAAATTTGCCTCTTCCCCTTATTTTATCGGTGAAAAGAAAAAGACAATCCTTCCTCCTGATATCGGAGAATCTTACTTTGGTAAGCATTTTAAGGTAGAGGAAATTGATGGAGAGTCCCTTCTTCGGGCATATGATGCAACCGGGGAACCTCTTATTTCCAAAGTGAATCCAGGGGAGCCAGCAGAGTTTGAAGAGGCAATGGGGTTGATCCTTGATGCTTACCCAAACAAAGACACCATTTTAGCAGCGCCAGGTGGCGGGTCAGGTGGACAAGGTGGTGAAGGAAATGCGGGTGAAGATGATGATCTTGCTTCACTTAAACTAAAACACAAGGAAGCTTTAAACAATGGCCAAACTCAGCTTGCCATATCCCTTAAAAACCAGATTTTTAAGTTAGAGCAAGCGGGAAAATAAAGGCTAAAGCATCCTTGATTATTAAAGGAGAACAAAAATGGCGAATGTTAATGCAATAGGTACTTCGTGGAATTGTCCAAACTATACTGGAGAGCTTTACTTGATCGGTGCAAATCAAACCCCTTTTCTCAATATGATTGGAGGTTTACAAGGTGCCGGGATTCGGACGGTGAGTTCTTTTGAATTTCCTTTGGCCCAGCCTTGGGCTTTAGAAAGTCCCAGTCAGCCGGCAATTACCGAAACAGCCTCTTTGACGGCCCCTACTCCTTGGACCTACGTTCGTGGTCAGGATAACAATACCTGCCAGATATTCCAGAGAGCGGTTACCATTTCTTATGCAAAACAATCTGTCCCGGGTTCCATTGTAGCTGATGCTACCACCGGTTTGGTTGATAAGAATGAATTGCAGCCTGTCCAGAATGAAAAGGATTTCCAGATTGGTGCCCATTTGCGCCAGATTGCTGTAAATGCTGATTACACTTATTTAAATGGTGATTATCAGAAAGCAACCGGTGCTGGAGTTGCTGCAAAAACCAGAGGGATCATAACAGCTTGTTCCACAAATACCGTGGATGCTTCCAGTACTGCTTTAAGTCGAATTTTATTTAATGAGTTGATTCGAACAATGGCTGGTAATG